AGCTTTTCATTGTCTATCGGCTGTAAACAACAATACTTCCTGAACTACCCAATATTAAATTCAAAATTTATTGAACTGTGTTATGCTGCGGCTTTGGAAGGTACATACACTAACCGCCCGCCGACACTCCGAAAACGAGTACCCGAAGCATTAGTCAGAATCCAAGAGAAAGCACCCGCACTAGCCCCGTTATCCCAGCTGCCACCCAACCTAGCAACCCTCCAACCTGAACCCGTAGATTGGTAGAAGTAATCACCAACAGGAAGGGCGGTATTACCAGCAACTTCACCAGCAATGAACAGCCAATCAAATTCTTCTGAATAGCAGAAAGCAGAAACATAACCCGATTTCATAGAAGGGCAAATTCCAGCTTCCTTGTAGGGTTCTGCTCCGGTATCATCTGCAAAAGCATGATCCGCAATGTAGATAATATCCGTTCCGGCTGCAACATCAACTTTACTGTTGATACCGTCAACCCAACCCCAAATGTTACCCCAAAAGTTTTCTTCACCACGATAGGAAACGATATTATAACCGTTATCGTTGGTAACAGAACCGGAAGCGTTACCCAAATTCACGGTTGCCCCGGTAAGTTCGGAATAATTTACGCCATCTTCCAACCATGCTTTATTTGTTACACCCGCACCAATAGCAGATTGCATATTGAATGTAGCGTACTCAATCAGCATAAGCAAAGCGGAAGCACAAGCGGTTGCAACATACGCCTGTTCCCAACCAGCTCCACGATTTTCAGCAAGGTTTCTTGTGCCACTACGGGTAAGATTTTGCGAATGACCGGAAGCGGGCTGTGCGTTTGCGATACTGCAAAGCATATCACCCGTACCAATCGCAAGGGTGGTAACTGCAACCTGTGCATCATCCAAAATGTAAGCACCGCTTCCGCTGGAAGCATCCCAAAGCGAACCTTCAAACGCTGCAAGGTAAATCTTTTCATTTTCCTTACCGTTTTCAATGAACGCCGGATGAAGTTTGAACCCTGCTTTCGGGGTATCGGAAACATAATAGCGAACCTTTCTTGTGATACCGCCCTTTGCTTTCTTTTCCACAAGCAGCGGAACAACCTTGTAATAAAATTTAGGCTGTTCAACCATAGTCTGAACGATAGTTCCAACCGCAAACTGCAAAGAAGCATCAGGGGTTTCAGTTCCTTCCGGGTTAAGATCAACCGCCTGTGTCAGCTTGCCCGTAGTTGTGAACCCTGCATCACCGTAATAAGCAACAACTTTACCATCATTGGTAAGGTTGCAACGCTTTCTTCCACCAAAGGCATTGATTGAATCAAAACCTTCCCCGGCTGTACGGTTTGCAGCCCCGGCAAGGCGGGTGAACTTCTTATTTACAAAATCCACTTCCACGCCGTAAATATCAGCATCCGTATAACCAACAAAGGCTTCAAGGTCTGCAATCTGTTCCTGTAATTCCTTAATATCACCGATAGTTGCAACGGCTGCTGCATCCACTTCAAGGGAAACGCTTTCAGCGTTACCAACGGTAGTTACAAGCTGCACATAAGCACCGGAAACGGTAACACCGTTGTAAGGCGGCATATAGCAATTACCGGAAGTTTCGATTGTTACAGCGTAGAGAATTTCACCAATATCAGGATCAACAGCGTACAAACCGATAGTACGCATATAATACCCCGCTGTAAGGTCTGTGTTTGTGAAAGCTGCTTCAACCTTGATAGCAACTTCATTTGTACGGGTAACTTTGGAAATAAGGCTTGTTTGCTTGACATTGGAAAGGGAAGTTAAACCCACAAGCTGATTTTCCGTGTACTGTGTGCTGGAAGTACAGATTTTGGTGAAATCAATATTTCCCGTTCCGGCAATCATTTTTGCAATCAATGCCTGTCCTTTGTTGGTAATAACCAACTTTGAAAATTCTGCCATGTCATTTCATCCTTTCTTAATCTTTTATTCCAACGATTTCAGAAACAACCGCACCTGAACCGATTGAACCCGTTCCGGTAATGTTGAACTGTTCATTGAAATCATTTGTTATAATCACGCTTGCGGTATTTACAACGCCCGCACCGTGAACCGCTGCACCGTTTGCAACAACGGTTTCCCGGCTGTCATTGGTAATGAAAAAGTGTTCTGTGATACAAATACCGCCCGCAAAGGCTGCCAAACCTTTCACATCACAAATGATTTTGTTATCAGAAACAACCACGATATTACACGGAAGCATTGTGTTGATAATATATTCCAATTCGTCAACCTGTCCGTATAGTTCAAGGTGGGTTTCAAGTTCCAGCCTGTAAAAATCAAATTGCTTTGTAATAGTGAAATTGTTATCACCACACAAAGCAATCAATTTTGAAATCAGGGCTTTTATTGTGTACGGAATCGCATTGAACCAGCGGGCTTGTACTCTTGCCCTTCTGCTTTCAAGGGTATCTTCCTTTGAAGGAAGGATTTTCAGGATAGCTTCAAAGCGGGAAATGCCGTATTCATCAGCCGTTGCAATGAATTCATTGTAAAGAACCTGATTAGCTGCATCCCAAATGATTTTGAATTCAGGGTTTTCAGCTTCCAGCGTAACGGCAACTTCTTTGAAGTCAGCCATAAAAGGGGGAAGGTATGAAACAAGGTCAACTTCTCTTATCATGCACTTGCACCCCCGTAAACAGGAACTTCATATTTCCCCAAAATCAGGTTATCGGCTGCACCGTTGATTTTGGTACTGTCGATATCCACAATTCCCTTGATTGCAAGCAGCCTTGTTTCAATTTGACTAATTCGCACAATCAAATGATCTGAATCAGCCCACGCTTTTCTTAATTCAAGCAGATATTCTTCAATGGCTGCATCAATAGCGGTTTGAAGGTTCGACCAACTGTAACCCGTATCAAATGTGATATTGGTTTTAATTATGGTAGATTTCGTTTCCGCACTTTTGATACTGACAACATGACCGATAGGGGCAAGCCCATAACCTTCACCCGCATTTTCAGCCGGATCAATTACTTCCTGTACCGTGTCAAGTAAGGTTTTGGAAGCTGCACCGAAATCAGAATTCAGGATTGTAAGCAATACCGTTCCCCCGGTGGTAAGTTTCTTTTCAACCGCCGCTGTATAAACAGCAGCAAGCCAAACAGCAACTTCCGCATCCAGCGTATCAATAACGCTTGTGTACCACGCTTTGACCGCTTCCGTTGGAATCATTGCAGCGGGGCGAATATCGGCGTTCCAAATTCGTGTTACTTTTGTGCTTCCAACGCCCGGAATGGCGTTTGTTTTTTCAAGGTAATCACGAACATTACCGCCGAAAGCCTTTTCTTCAAAGCTATCAAAGTACCTTTCACGCAAAACTTCCGTATCTTCTTCATCTTCACCGGGAATCAGAACTTCCGTAAGTTCAGCGGTTTCAAGTCCTTCAATGTATTCAATGGGGATCATAGTACCGAAATACTGATTTCCCACGATACCCACGGTTTCACATTGCACCTGATATTCACCATCAGCAATTTTTGCGGTAACAATGTAGTTCATTTCACCGATATTGAAACGCTTTCCGGTAACATCAATGTTTGCCGGGGTAAATTTACCTTTCAGAATAGCGTGTGTTGCTTCATAAGGGTAAATTCCCCTTTCTTTGCAACGCAAGATCAGGAATTCCCTTGCAGCAGTATCACCGTAAGCATCCGTTAAGATCGTGTTCAGTTCGGTATATAAAATTTGAAGTTCAATAGCGGTTGGTGAATGTGTATCAAAAATAACCGAACCTTCCCGCTTATCGAATTTATCTGATACACGGGCAAGCATCCGTTCAAGTAGATTTTCATAGGTTACATCATACATTAAAAGTTCACCTCTCTTTCCGCTTGCACATCACCGAAAATGGTGTGTGCTATGAATGTTACATGAACCACACGCTTCTTTGAAATGTTAAATTCAAAATCTGTAACGCTTGTAATTCGTTCATCCCAAAGTAACGCTTCCGAAATTCGGCGTTCCAATTCCGGGCATACATAGGAAACGGGTTCACCATACAAATCAAGGGTTTCAATTCCGTAATTCCACGAATACATAATATATTGATACCGTTCCGTGGATAGGATTTTGAAAATCGCCTGTTTCATGGCTTCCAGCCCGTCCGTATAACCACGGATCAGATTACTTTCAAGGTTCATTTTGTAAGTGTAGGTTGGTTGTCTTTCAAGTTCAAAATCTTGTTCAAGAAAAGCAGTTGTTGAAGGTATCATCCGATTCTATCCACCACAACATATTTTTGCCCGCCCTGCTGCCTGAAAAGAATTACTTCATCACCGACAACCAACCCATTATGAACGGTGATTTTCTTTCTTCCGGTAACAGCGTGATTGTGGGAAGCAAAGGATGAATCCCCGCTTCCACCGCTTT